AGAGACCAAGCAAAAACATTTATCTATGCTTTTCTTTATGGTGCTGGTGCAGAAAAAATAGGTAAGATAGTAGGAGCTGGAAAGCAACAAGGTAATGTTTTAATTAATAGGTTCTTGTCTAACTTACCTTCATTAAAAAGACTACGAAGTCAGGTAGAAAGTGCTGGCTATAAAGGAAGAATAAAAGCTATTGATGGTAGATATTTAAAAGTTCGTAGTCCACATTCAGCATTGAATACTTTATTACAAGGAGCTGGTGCTATTATTTGTAAGCATTGGTTACTACGTATTATTCACAGAGTATATAATAAAAAGTTAGATGTAAAACTTGTGGCCTCTGTGCATGATGAATACCAGTTTGAAGTTGCTAACAAAGATGTGGGAGAGTTTTGTAGTATTACAAAGATAGCTATAAAAGAAACGGAGAACTTATTAAAACTAAGATGTCCTTTAGATAACGATTACAAGGTAGGTACAACATGGGCAGAAACTCATTAGAGCCAAAGACAGAAGACAGAAAGAAGTTTGACTTAGATTTACAGTATGGCCAAGTAAGAGAAAAAATTGTGGCTGATATGCTACAAGATAAAAAGATAGAAGTAAAATCTGAAAGAGGTATGTGGTTACAGACAGGTAACATAGCAATAGAGTATGAGTGTTATGGTAAACCTAGTGGTATCAATGCTACTAATTCAGATTATTGGTTTCATAATTTATGTGTGGGAGATGAAGTGTTTGCTACATTAGTATTTGAAACTAAGATGTTAAAGAAAATTATTAATGCATCTATTAATGAGAATCAAGTTAGGAGTGTATCAGGCGGAGACCACAATGCATCTAAAATGTATCTAATAAATATACAGAATATTTTTTCTCAAACTATAATTAAAAAAAGTGTTGACAGTAAATAATTTTTAATGTAAAATATAATTTTATAACCAAAAAAGGAGAACACCAATGAGTGTCATAAGTGGAACTGCTTACTGGGCGAGCATACAAAGCCCTAACACAAAGTTTGAACCTAACTGGCAAATAGATGTAGGTAATCTAGATGCTGCTAATAAAGCTATTGCAGAAAGTGATGGTCTTAATGTAAAGACTGATGAGACCAAAGGCGATTATGTTACTATCAAAAGAAAAGTTAAAAGAAAAGATGGTAATGATAATAACCCTCCTGTTGTAGTTGATGCACAGAAAAGACCAATGCTTGATTTAGTTGGTAATGGTTCTAAGGTTAACGTACTTTACACAACGTATGAGTGGAAGTATGCTGGTAAGGAAGGAGTATCTGCAGACCTTAAAAAAGTTCAGGTTGTAGATTTAGTTCCTTACGAAGAAAGAGAAGACTTTGATGTCGTCTCTGATGGTTACACATCTGGTGAAACAGGTGGTGAAAAAATTCCTTTTGCCTCTTAATAAGGAATAGTGGGAGACTGTGTCGATTGGCAGTCTCTCACGACACATTATGAAAAAAATAGAAACATTAGTAGATGATATCTATAATCTTTTTAGTAATAAGAATAAAGAACTAACTGAAAAAGAAGTAGATAAATGTATAGATACGTTTGCTAAAACTGTTAAGATACATGTAAAAGATTTCTTAAAACAAATGCCAGAGGATAAACCTAGGTTAAGATTATCAACAATAGGTAGACCTGATAGACAGTTGTGGTATGATTTTAAAAAGCCACACAATAAACCTTTAGCACCAAGCACTAGAATTAAGTTTCTCTATGGTTATATTTTAGAGGAGTTATTAATTATGTTGGCCTCTATAGCTGGACATAAAGTAACACAACAACAAAAGCAAGTTCAAGTAGAAGGAGTCAAAGGACATCAAGATTGTTTTATTGATGGAGTTTTAGTAGATTGTAAGAGTGCATCTGGCAGAGGATATAATAAATTTAAATATAATAACTTATCTAGTGATGACCCTTTTGGTTACATACCACAAATATCTGCGTATGCTGAAGGCAATGGTGTAGAAGAGGCCGGCTTTTTAGTTATTAATAAATCAACAGGAGAGATATGTTATACAAAAGTACATTCGTTGGAGATGATAAATGCAAAAGATAGAATACAAAGGATTAAGAAAGTTGTTAAATCAAATGTACCACCAGCTAAATGTTATCAAGCAATTCCTGATGGAAAGTCTGGTAACTTTAGGCTCGACACTGGTTGTGTGTATTGCAATTATAAGCATGATTGTTGGAGTGATGCTAATGATGGTAAAGGACTTCGTACTTTTAAGTATTCGACTGGGCAAAGATATCTCACACATATTGAGAAAGAACCGAATGTAGAGGAAGTTAAATGAACAAGGAGGCCTTTGTTTATCTTTGGTATGATTCAAGAAGTAAAATGTTTTATTTAGGTAAACATAAAGGAACACCTGATGATGGGTATACTCATTCATCTTGTAGATGGGAGCAGTTTAGTAGTAATTCTGTGCCAAAAGGAGTAAGAAGAAGAGTTCTTACATATGGTTCAAATAAAGATATGTATAAGTTGGAGAATAAGCTTTTAAGAAATAGAAAAGAAAAATGTTGGGATAGATATTATAATGAATCTATTAATGGAGAACTTTATATAGAGTGGACTGAAGAAAGAAAGCAAGAACAAAGTGAAATAGCAAAAAGACATATGAGTGTAGAATATATAGGAAGAACAGGACACTGTCGTTATATAGGAGAATGTTTAATTATTTTTCAAACAGATGAAAAGAAAATAAAAATTTTAGATGGAAAAGAAGTAGTTTGTTACAAGACTTTAAAGGTAGATAATTTAACTTATTTTTGTAGAGAAAATAATTATAATGTTGGAAGGGTGCATGCTTTAATAATTGGTTATATTTCATATAAAGCTAAACAAAAAGCAGTTTTATTATCAGGCGAAACTAGAATTTATAAAAAAAGAAGAAGTGTATACAAAGCAAAAATACATAAAGATATTGTAAAAGTAATTTTATTAGATGAAGAAAAAAATAAAGAAGCTCAAATAAGAATTAAAAAAATGGAAGAAATATATAAAGAAGAAACAAAAAGTTATAATAATATTTCTGAAGAAGAAAAAGAAAGAAAAAAATTAAATGCGAGTAAAGGTCAAAAACTTCTTTGGTTAAAATTATCAAAAGAAAAAAAACAAAAAAGAATAAATGCTATACGTAAAACTGCTAAAAAAAACTGCAAGCCTATTCTATGCACATTATCTGAACCAACTGGAAATCCTAGAGCATCAAATACTAAGTTTATAGAGACTGGAAAAAAAATAAAATTTAAATCAGTACAAGATGCAAAAAAATTTGGTTATAATATAGGCACTATAAGTGCAGTTGGTTTAGGTAAGAGAAGAAGTGTTGGTGGAGATTTAGGTATTATTACAAAAGTAGAATATTTATAAAGTGAAAGACGAACCTGATATAATACAGATAGAAAATATTTTTTATTCAGAACCTATTAGCTCTGAAAGAAGATTATTTTTGTCTGTAATACTTCAGGCATTATTAGATGTATCTAAAAAAGTTGTAACACCACAAGATAAAGTAAATAAATCTAGAGCAGAGTCTTGGTTTTTTACAGACGTTGGTGTGACATGTGAAAACTTTAAATCTGTTTGTCAAATGGCCGGAGTAAACCCAAGTAAAGCTAGGTCATTTGCATATCAAGTTATGCATTCTAATGATAAGAATTTTTTAAGAAAAAGAATAAGAAATGTTTTAAGAGGCGAAGATGACAACAAAAAAAAATTTGACATATGAACAGAATTTTGATAAACTATATCAAGATATGATAAATTACGAGGAGCAAGCAAACATGGGCATGATGGATGACGCAATAAAAGAAACAATAAAGAGAGAAGGTTTTAAAAAAACAGATTTAAAAAAGAAAGCAATACAAGCTACATTAAAACAAGTAGGTGGTAGTCATTACAAAGATTGTAAGATACAGCCTGTGGAATATATTGTAGGTAATGATTTAACTTTTCTTGAAGGTAATATAATTAAATATGTTACAAGACATAGAAGAAAAGGTGAAGGCAAAAAAGATATTGAGAAAGTAATACACTATGCAGAAATGATTTTAGAAATGGAGTATAAGGATGAATAATTTAAATGCAAAACAAGAAGCATTTTGTCAACATTATGCAGTTAGTCATAATGCTGCACAAGCTGCACGTGAGGCAGGATATTCACAAAATTCTGCATATAATCAAGGCTATAGATTGTTAAAGGTATCAGAAGTTATGAATAGAGTTAAAGATATTGAAGATAACAATAAAAATGAAAATATTAATTTTAGTATTATAGACGAATATATATATCAATATCAAGCATGTAAAAGAAATGGTCATTCTCATAGTGCTTTGAAAGCTTTAGAAAAAATTGAAAAATTTAAAACTAGTGAGTCAGAAAGAATTAAATGTTTAATAGAAAATAATAAGTTATATGAGCAACAAATTATAGATTTACAAAAAGAAAATATAGATTTAAAAGATATGAAAGGGTTAGATATTAAAAAAGGTTGGTTATATATAATAAGTAGAGAAGGTCTTATTAAGATAGGAAAAACAACTAATTTAAAAAAGAGAATACAATCTCATAAATCACAGTCTGTGGGATTATTATTTAAATTTTTAAATGCATATATTGTAGATGATTTTCACAATATGGAACGTGAGTTAATTAAAATATTTAATAATACAGAAACATCAGTAAAAAAAGAAAGTGAGTGGTATCAAATAGAAGAAACAAAAGCTTTAAATTTATTTGAAGAATCTATAAAAATAATACATACTAAAAATATAAATAATATTTTAAAAGAATTAAATGGAGTACAAAGATGAATAACTATTTACCAACCGAATATCAAAGTTTTATACATCTATCTAGATATTCTAGATGGTTGCCTGATGAAGGCAGAAGAGAGACATGGATTGAAACAGTATCCAGGTTAAGTAATTTTATGCAGATACATTTAAAGAAAAATTTAGGTGTAGAAGTAGACAGTGAGACATGGAGAAAGATAGAGGATTATATTATTGGTCTTTCTGTTATGCCTTCTATGAGAGCATTGATGACTGCCGGCACAGCATTAGAGAGAGAAAACATTGCCGGTTATAACTGTTCTTATATTCCTATTGATAATCCAAAAGCATTTGATGAAATACTTTATATATTAATGAATGGCACAGGTGTAGGTTTTTCTGTTGAAAGACAGTACGTAGAGAAGTTGCCTACTATTCCAGATAGAGAGTTTGAGAAGACAGATGATGTTGTTTCTGTTGCCGACTCAAAAGAAGGTTGGGCCAGAGGATTTAAAGATTTAATATCTTATCTTTATACTTGTAGAATACCAAAGATAAATGTTAGCAAAGTAAGACCTGCTGGAGAAAGATTAAAAACATTTGGTGGTAGAGCAAGTGGCCCACAGCCTTTAGTTAATCTTTTTGATTTTGTTATTGAGAAGTTTAAAGGTGCTAGAGGTAGAAAATTAAATACTATGGAGTGTCACGATATTGCGTGCAAGACTGGTGAAGTAGTGGTTGTAGGTGGTGTACGTAGGTCAGCTCTAATATCTTTGAGTAATCTCTCGGACCAAAGATTAAGAGTTGCCAAATCTGGTGCATGGTGGGACACAAACCCTGAAAGAGCACTGGCAAATAACTCTGTTGTTTATACTGAAAAACCGGATGCAGGTATTTTTATGAAGGAGTGGTTGGCCTTATATGAAAGTAAGTCTGGTGAGAGAGGTATATTCAACAGAGTTTCAGCACAAGAAAAAGCTAGAGAAAATGGTAGACGTAATGGTGATTATGCTTTTGGTACTAATCCTTGCAGTGAAATTATATTAAGACCTAATCAGTTTTGTAATCTTACAGAGGTAGTAGTAAGACCTATGGATACTGAAGCAAGTCTACATGATAAGATAGAAGTAGCCACTATACTTGGAACAATACAAGCTACACTTACAGACTTTGGTTATTTAAGAAAAAGATGGCAACAAAATACAGAAGAAGAAAGACTGCTAGGTGTATCTCTTACAGGTATCATGGATAATTCTATTATCAATAGGAGAAGAGAAAGATTACCAGAGATATTACAAAGCATGAGAAACAAAGCTGTTGTAACAAACAAAGAGTGGGCAGAAAAGTTAGGCATACCACAATCAACAGCTATCACATGTGTCAAACCTTCAGGAACAGTTAGCCAGTTGGTTGATAGTGCTAGTGGTATTCATGCTAGACATAATCCTTATTATATTCGTACAGTTAGAGGAGATAATAAAGACCCATTAACAGAATTTATGAAAGCACAAGGTATACCAAACGAGCCGGATGTAATGAAGCCAGACCATACTACAGTATTTTCTTTTCCTATGAGTTGTTCTGATACTGCTGTATATAGAAATGATATGTCAGCTATTGAACAAT